CCGTGGCCCGCAATGATGCCGTTCTCGCCGTCAATCAGGATAGGCACACGAAAACCAAATTCCCGAATAGAGGCCGCAATTTGGCCCACCTGAATGTCAGTGTGCGTGCGGCTGTTGCGTGCATATGGAATCAGGTCGGCTGTTGGCTTGTAAGTGATTTGGAGTTTCTTCATGCTGTTTCCTTTGGCAAGCGTTCGGGATGGTATTGGTAGAGCCACACTTTTTTGCGGCCCATGTTGTTCTCGTTTTCGGTTTGCTCTCGCGTCAAAAATCGTTGGCGTTGTAGGTAACGCAAAGCCATTGAAATTTCGCTTGCTTTCAAATCGGGTGCGTGCGCCTTGATTTTGCTCAGTGTCAAAGGCACGCAAAGGTCTGAGAAAACCTTGCGCACCTTTGCGGATGCGTTCGCCATAAAAAAATCCCCCATGTATGAGATGGGGGATATATTACACGATAAGTATGACGCGTCAAGCGGTAAGCACAGCAACCGCACGCGACTTGATTGTGTCGCCCTTGCCGAACCATGCACTGTTGAGGCGGGCATCGTCAGTGCGCGATGGGCGGTGGTGGTCATAGTATTCGGTCACAGCGTTCAACAAGCCCCATTTCGTGCCGCCAGCCACCTCCGTGCCTTTGGCCTCGCCGTTGAACAAATCCATGATGCGCTTGAATGGGCGGGTTTCTTGCGGGGTGTTGTCCTCGGTGTAGGGCACATCCAAAATGCGGGCGAGGAAGGTTTTGGCTTGCGTTTCTTGGAGGCGTTGGCGTTGTAGGAACTTGGACATTTCCATGAACGCGCCAAACGATTCCACCGCCGCGCCGAGTTTGGCCTTCATCAAGTCAGCGTCAAACTTGGTGGCGTGCGTGAACGAAACGCAGTCAGCGCCGTTGGAAGTTGCCATGCCGAGGGTGTTGTTGCACACCACACGCACAGTGGTGAAGCGGGCAGTCGTTGCAAGGGTCTTATCGCACGATGTAGACAGCAAAAGGAAGCCGCCGATGCCATCACCTTTGCTGACCTCTGCGAACTTGCCTGTCTCTGCCAGCGCCCACAAACGCTTTCCACCGAACAAAGTGCCAGCGGTATGCAAGCGGAAACCTGAGTTTTCCACCAAGTCGCTGAAAAATTCCAACACTTCGGCGGGCTGGACGGGCTTGTAACGGGTGGACACCACAGACAGCGGGGCCAGCGTGTCAGAGCGGTATTGCACAAAACGCTCGGGCACGGTTTGGAGTTCGCCGTTCGGTGCGGTGAACTGTGCGGGCGTTTGCTCGATTGTCCAATCCATGCCAGCGGCGGTGCGCCATTGGTCAAAGGTGGCCTCTTGGTCAAGTTGCTGACCAAGTTTGTGCCAAGGCGTTGCGCCGACAAAAGCCATTTCGGTGAAGCCGTTTGCGCGGATAGTGAGTTCGTGAGCCATGATGTTTTCCTTTTCGTGAAGTGAGTGGTGGCTTACTTGTTGCCACCGTGGTTGATGATGATGCACTCGTTGGCGTGATGCACGCCTTTGCTGTCGATGTAGGTTTCGCCGCACCCTGCCATCCACTCAACAAACATGACGGCAATGAAACCGCCGATGACCAGCGTGAGCAATGCGTGGGCGATGATGCTGATGATTTTTTTGAGCATAGCGTTGTCCTTTCAGCCGAGGTGGGTTGCGGCGATGATGCCGAGGTATGTTTCGGGGCGCTTGCTGAACGATGCCCAAACTTTATATGCCTTCATCGGCTTGGCTTCTTCTGCCAATTCGATGGCGACCCGTGTGCCGCATGGATAGTTACCGATGGCGACTTTGAGTTCGGCGAAGGTGCGGGGTTTTTTCTGCATGATGGTTTCCTTTTCGTGTGGCACGCTTGATTGCGTAGATGTATTACAGCACAGAGCAAAAGAGTTCACAATGAACTTTCTCGGCAACCCCCCGAATTTTTTTCGGGGGGATTGCGCTGTTACCCAATCACATGGATGCGGGTGAATTTGCCGTTGTCCATGAAGTGCGCGCCATTGACGGGGGCCGAAAATGTGGGGCTGAAGTTTTTGGCTTCTTGCCCATCCACCACACGCTTGATGGTTTCTGCCATGATGATTTCGTCTTGCACTTTGATGACGCGGCCTACCATGTAGTGATTGGTGTTGCCGTGGAAGTCATAGGCTTTGATGATGGTTCCTGTTTGCATTTTGGTTTCCTTTTCGTGGAGCACTGCGATGTTGCAGTAGATGTATTACAGCATAGACAAAAAGAGTTTGCAATGAACTTTCTTCGGTTGTCCCGAAAAAAATTCTTCGCGGATGTTTCGCGCACGCAACAAGAAGCCCTGTCTATGGTTCAAAACAATGACCAGTTCGGGCAAAAAAAAGCCCCCCGTGAGGGAGGCTTGTGAGGGTGGGAGGGGAAGCACCACGAAAAGGACGGGTCATAACTCCCGAGGCCGTTTTTGGTCAAACCTAAGACCGCGCCCCCCTCCCGTAGCGATGGCAACCGCTTTCTTTATTATGAGGCCATCAAAACGGGATGTCATCATCCATGTCAGGCGGCATGTCAGGCGGTTGCGGGCCATCTTGTTTGCCACCAGCGCCCTCGGCTTTACCGCCAAGCATTTGCATTCTGTCGGCAACAATTTTCACTGAGTATTTTTCAACGCCAGTGGCTTTGTCGGTGTATTTCTCAGTCCGCATGCGGCCCGACACAAACACTTGTTGCCCTTTTTTTAGGTATTGTCCACAAATCTCAGCGAGTTTGCCAAACACCACCACAGCAACCCATTCCACGCCCTCTTTGTCTTTGGTTTTCCACCCGCATGCCAGCGAGAAGTTCGCCACGGGGTCGCCGTTGGGCAAAAAGCGCATTTCCACATCGCGGCCCAAGCGCCCGATGAATTGACACTGGTTCAAATCGTTGCTCATTGTGCGGCCTCCGCATCAAACATTTGTTTGCCCACTTCCAGCCCTTTGTCGTTGAGCGAAAAAAGCCATTGGCCTTCTTCGCTTTTGCTGACGCTGACAAGCCCTGTCGCCACAGTGCCGAGCATGCCTTTCACATACTTCATGCACTCGCCACAATGCTCAATCCATTGCGGGGCAATGTCCCACAGGCGTTCGCCACTTTTATCGTGCAGGGCGCGGAGTAGGTTTTTGGCCTCATCCTCTTTCCAGCCACATTCAATCAAATAATCAATGCTTGCTTGTATTGGGTTTTCCACGGTTTTCACTCCTTGTTTAAAAGTTCAATCATTGCATCCACCTCGGCGAGAAATTTCACCACCTCGGCTTCCATTTCGGCAATCAGTTCCTCATCACGCGGCATGCGCACAATGAACAAACGATTGCGCATGGGCAACCTCGGGTCATAGGACACGAAATCGCACCACTTGCGGCCCGTCACCCACAGTTGGCATTGAATCTGTTTCACATGCTTGGCGGGCACTTTGCCAGCAAAGCACCACTCAAGATGCGTTGTAGTGTTGGGGCACTTAATTTCCACCAGCCCATCGTCACCGACAAGCCCATCAGGCGACACGCCGACCCATTCAATTGTCGGGTGCAACCAAAAACCCGTCTTGTCCACCAGCACATTGCGGTTGGCCTCGTAGGCCATGCGGGCGAAAGGCTCTTGCTCTGTGCCCCACTCCATCGCCGCGTTGCTGTATCCATCGCCGCGTGCGCCTGTCATGCGCTCGGCAACAATTTTCAGTCGGTAGTTTTTGCGCGTGTCTGATTCACTGCCAGCGGTGCGCCCTTTGGACATTACATCGGACACGGAACTCGCTGATACACGGCCCAAGCGTGCGGCGTGCCACTCGTCAGAGCCTTGCTCCACATTGGTGTAGATTTGCTCAATCATATTTGGCCTCCATGCTGATGCCGAGTTGCTGTTTGGCCCATGCAATCACTTGAGTTGGCGTTGTCACCAGTTCCTCAATTTCGCCTGTGTCTTTGTTTTGCATTGCAATGGTCATGTCTTGCACAGCGATTTCCTCGCTTTGCACCACGGCCTCCAATGCTTCGGCAACGCTCAACACAATCAGCGTCAGGTTGAAAAGCGTTTCCAATTTGTGTTGCATCAATTCTTGTTCTGTCATGTCGTGGCCCCTTAAAACCATAGATAGAACCCGTGCAGGATTCCGATTGGAAAAAATACCGCGCCCGCCACTAGGAAACCCCAGAGGCCTTGCGCAAAACATGTGAAGATGTGCGTCAGCCAAGCGGCAAAGCACAGCAGGAGAATAATTTGCGGCATCACTCCCCCTTTGGTTGGTAGGTCAACGCTTGCAAATCGCGGATGCGTTTTTCCAGTTCAAACACCTTGGCGCGGGCTTCGTATTCCACCTTCTCAATTTGCTTGCGCAAGGTGTCGCACATGGACATGGCCAAATCTTCGGGCGTGATGTTGATGTGCAAGGTGATTTCTGCCTCGCCAACACAAAGCCACCCGCAATCGCGCATGTCGCTGTTGGAAAAACACAGTTTGTCAGGGTCTTGCAAATCTTTGGCGTTGGCATATTCAGGGTTTGTGTGCCACGCTTTGATGAAATGTTTTGTCATTGCGCACCCCCTTCCGCAGTGGTCAATTCGGTTTTGCGTTTGTCCTTGGCGGCTTCCAATTGTTTGAGGGCCGCAGTGTCACCACCACATGCACGCACGCTTGCAATGTAAGTCGTGCGCAATGCTTCCACATCAGCGGTGGCGGCAATGGCGGCAAGGTGTGGCGCAACATCAACAGGCTCGGGCGGGTCTTCCGATGGCAAATCTTCGCCAGCGTAGATGTAAAGCCCAAGACCAAACATCGCCAAGTTTTTCACAAGGCAACGCATCACGGTTTTGTTCACATCAAACATGGTGAACGCTTCAACCGTTTTTTCCACTTGCTGTTTGGTTTTGAAATCGCGCACGGTGTAGGTGTAGGGCGCGGACTTCATGGCTTTGTTTTTGCCATCCATAACAGGCAACCACATTTCGTGCGTGAGGCCGTCAACAGTCACGCGGGTATAGCACATCGCGCCCGCTTGGCTTTCAAAATAAGGCAAGCCGTCCGCGTTTTTCACCACCTCGTATGTTGCGGTGGGATACGCTTGTTTGAACTCATCCCAAGCCCACGACCAAGTCAGGTATGACAGGCCATCCTTTTTTTCAACGCGGTCATTGACATTGATTTTGCGCATGTCCAAAAATGTTTTCATGTTTTCACTCCGAGTAAGATTTCAGTCAGGTTCATATTCCGCACGGATGCCGCTGTTGTAGCGGTCGGCGGCGAGGCTATTTGCTTGGTTCAGGCAATGCTCAAACACAGCAAACCAAACCACCTTTCCAATTGCTTCGTGGCCTGAAACGCCCACGGCAATCGCTTCGGCGATTTTTTCTTTGGCGGCATGCAAACATGCGTTGTCGATAGCGTCCAAAAACACATCAACATCGTGCGGGTTGCACTCGCCTTCCAGTAGTTGTTCAGCCATTTCGTCAATGGCCTCCTCACGCTCGCATGCCTCCTGATACGGGGCTTCGAGCCATCTGTCGTATGCTGTCATAGATGTTTCCTTTTCGTGTGCACGGCGGGATGCCGTAGATGTATTATGCACGGAACGCAACCCACTCGAAAGACTTTTTCTATGCACCTCACGATTTCTTTGCCATACCCGCCAAGCGTTAACCACTATTGGGGCACGGCGGGCAAACGGCGGTATCTCACTGACAAAGCCAAAGCCTTCCGCGTGGCAACGCTGGTGGAGTTCAGGTCAACGCGGCACAGTGGGTTTGGTAAATCGCGGCTGTCGGTGTCCATTGACTTGCACATGCCTGATGCCCGCGTGCGCGACATAGACAATGTGGTGAAAAGTGTTTTTGATGCGCTTTGCCACGCTGGTGCGTTTGATGACGATTCACAGGTTGACATCCTGTTTGTGCGCCGCGCCCCGAAGGAAAAGGGCGGCAAGTGTGTGGTTCGCATCGCGCCAATTCAACCCTCTTGCGCATAGATGTATTACGATGCCATAATACATCGGCAGGGATAGGTTCGCCACCGAAAGGGCGTTTCATCGCCGCCCCCTCCCTGCCCCTTTTTGCGATGCCTTTGATGGAGGAACTGTGCACTATTACAAATTCGACATATCAGCGAGGGCCTTGCATACCGCGCACCTCACGCCCGAGGAAGAAGCGGTCTATTTCAGGCTCATAAATTTTTACTACGACACCGAGCAACCAATCCCGCTCGACCTTGCGCCAGTGATGCGGCGGTTGCGAATGGTGTCCTGCATCAATGTGGCAGAAGCCATCCTCAATGAGTTTTTTGCGCACACCGATGATGGGTGGCAACACTCAAGGTGTGACAGGGAAATTGCCGAATACCACGCCAAAGCAGAACGCAATAGGCAATTCGGCAAACTTGGCGGGCGACCTCGCAAAAACCCAGACGAAACCCAGACGGTTTCCACTCAAAACCAAGATGAAACCTTAACTACAAACTACAAACTAGAAACTACAAACCATAAACCAAAACAAAAAACAAAGGCTGTCGCCTTGCCGCCTGACGGCGTGTTTGATACCACATGGTCTGACTTTCTTGCTTTGCGCAAAACCAAACGCGCACCAGTGACCCAAACCGCGATTGATGGCATTGCCCGCGAAGCATCCAAGGCGGGCATGTCATTGGAAAGCGCGTTGCGCATGTGCTGTGAGCGCGGCTGGACGGGTTTCAAAGCCGATTGGGTGCAAACCCCCACGGGCCAGCAAAAAGCCCCGCAAAACGGCAACCTCGCCGCCGCACGGGCCATCTTTGGAGACGAAAGGAAAATATATGACGACCAGCGAACCATCGACACCAGCACCACGCAGATTGCCCGATAGTTGGGTGCAACGCATATTTGCCACCATGCAAGGCCACTATGGAACGCGCTTCCTAAATATGTGGAAAACGGGGCAAGTCCTACCTGATGGCAACGATGCGGGGGTTGTAAACGCGATGAACCATTGGGCCGACAAGTTGGGCGGGTATGCCGAAAGGGGGGATGTAATCAAAAAAGTGTTGGAAAACTTGCCAGTGGAACCACCATCATTGCCGCAATTTTTGGAATTGATGCGGCATGCTTGGTTCCCTCCCCCTGTTGCGGGCCACCTTGAACGCAAGATGACAGCCGAAGAACTGGAACGCAATAAACGCAACGCCGCCGAGTGCATGGCAAAAATCAAAGCAATGTTGGAAGAAAAAAATGCAAGCCTATCTGGAAAGCCGAATCAATGAACTCCGCAAACGATACGCCGCAACAGGCGAAGGCGAATACCGATACCGCATCAATGAATTGCAAAGGGTTGTCGAGTTTTTGCAAATTGAGCGCACCCGAGGCCAATGCCATCCTGAATCGTGTCCGCGAAGGCAAACCAGCCCCGCAACACCTGATTCTCAGTGCTTTGCGGGCGACAGGTGATTTGCATGGCTGAACTCACCACACACGAAATCGCATCCGTGTCAACGGTGCGCCTATACCGCAACGCCGAGGGCATTGTTGTGATGGCAGAAGAAGTCGCGCCGCTTTCTTTTGTTCGCATAGGCCAATTGTTTGACCAGCACGGTCAACACGACATTTCCAATGTCAGTGGCTTTTGCGAACTGGTGCGCACCCTTGAAATTGAATTTTTTGGAAGGGCTAAAAATGACACTCGCATACTGTGATTATCTCGCCGAACTTATCAGCAAAGGCTTGCGCCCAATGGACTATGAGCGCCTCTTGCTGGAAGTGGACAGGCCGCAGTTCCACCTAGACGATGGCGGCGGTTTTGCCAGCACACGCAAAACCATCCGCGTCATGGATGTAAACGGCAAGGAATACACCATCACCATAGAGGAAAAACCAAAATGCTAGACCTTGACAAAATGTGCCGCGAGGCAATACAACGCCTCCAAGAACGCATCAACCGCAGTGCGGGGCAACAAAAACGGCAGATGGCGGCGGGGTGGCGCAAACGCCAAATTGAAAACGCAAAGGACAAAAAATGACAGAACAAGACATAAGCCCATTCAAGGCGCTGGACTTTATCCGTGACAACGCGCCAGCGTATGCGCAAGCCAAAGCGAATGTGGTCTACATGACCGAGTTTCGCAAAACCATCAAAGCATCCTTGATGGCCTCTTGCAGTGAGCGCACCGAATCAGCCAAGGAAACATTCGCGTATTCGCACCCCGACTACAAATCACACCTGATTGCCATGCAACAGGCTGTCGCAGAAGCCGAGCGTTTGCGTTGGCTGATGATTGCCGCCGAGGCAAAAATTGAGGTGTGGCGTTCGCTGGAATCGTCAGCGCGTGCCGAAGGCAGGTCAACGACATGAAAGCATTTTTAATTCCGCTTGTATGGTTGATGATTCCTATTGCTTTTGTTGTTGTGGCTTTTGATGTAGCGAAAACATGGGTAGAAGAAAAAGTCTTAGCCAAACTCAAGGAGAAGAACACATGACATTCCATGTGCCTGAAAAATTCCGTGTCCATGAGGGGCAGATGGCAAGCGATTCGCGCTTTGGCAACAATGGCGCGTTCATGCTCAAGTTGGCCCACGCGCAAACGCTGTTTGCCATTGCGAGTGACCAATGGGGGTGGGAACATGTCAGCGTCAGTCGCCGTGACCGTTGCCCCACATGGGATGAAATGTGCCAAGTGAAGGCCCTATTTTGGGATGACGATGATTGCGTGGTGCAATACCACCCGCCCGCCAGCGAATACATCAACAATCATCCCAATTGCCTCCACTTGTGGCGCAAAGTGGAACACGAATTCCCATTGCCCCCGAGCATCATGGTGGGGTTTAAATGATTCGGTATTCGCTGACACAAAGCGAGTTGGACATTTGCACCTATGTGGGCAAATACCGCAACCACATCACCAGTGCGCAAGGCACAGAACGCAAACAGGACGCATCGCTTGATGGGCTTCAAATGTCCATCAACGGTGTCATCACTGAATATGCCGTGGCGAAGGCGCTGAACCTTCACTTTGATGTGGATTGCACCTTTCGCAAGTTTGGCGCAGACCTTGTCACGCACAAAGGCAGAACGGTTGATGTGAAATCCACCATGACGCACGGCGGCAATTTGAACGCCGTTTTTTGGTCTGAGCAAAAGGGCGCGGACATATTCATCCTCACGGAAATTCTTGCCAGTGCGGTCGGCATTGTTGGCTGGATACCCCGTGAGCAATTTCTTGTTCCCGCGTATGTCAAAGATG